TCTTGTAAAGAACGCAGATCAAACTCCTATAGATCAGGAACAGTTTATGCTATTAGAATTTGTATCAGAACAAGTAGAAGGTATGTCTGAAGATTTAGAAAACATGGCACATAACAAAGTAAACATTATGAGATTACAAGCTGATATGGAAAAAGCATTAGAAGATATAGAAGAATTAAAAGATAAAGTAAGAGCTAACGGATATGGTAACTAAAGTAATTATAGCATTACTATTGTTCTCTGGTGGAACTATGATTGAACATACTGTTACTGATGGTGTTAAAGATTGTCTTGAAAAGAAAAGAATCATTGAACGCAATATGAAATCAGATACAGCAAAGGTATCTTGTGTTAAAGTAGAAGCACAAATAGAAAATATTGAAGGTGTTGAATTTATTAGATCAATGAGTAAAGTAAACTAATGAGTACTTTAACGAAACTAGCTAAAATAGAACAAAAGCTAGATTCAATGCATATAGATTTAACTAAAAATAAACAAGATATAGAAGAGCTTAAAAGAAAAATGAATATGGGTGCTGGTGGTATTAAAGCAATAGCTATATTTGGTGGTATTATTGTAGCAATAACAGTTTTTGTTACTAAGTTATTAGGTATTAATAGTCAATGAAAGTGTTTCTTGTAATGATTTTTTGCGTACAAAATCCATTTATTCCTGTAGAAAATACTTGTCTTATTGAATATCAAAAAAAACCTTTTGAAAATATTGCTACTTGTTTAGCAGAAGCTAATAAAATTAAAAAAGATAATTCTCATCTCACAGATTTATATTTAACTGGGTTTTGTACAACTAAAACTATACAAGGTGTTTAAAAAATACTAATCTTAATTCGTGTCCAAGCGAATTTTAGTTATATCAGATTGCCATTTTCCTTATCATCACGATTCATTATTTCCTTTTCTTAGAAAATTAAACAAACAATATAAACCAGATACTGTCGTACATATTGGAGATGAAATGGATTGGCATAGTATAAATGTTAGTCATGTTATTAATCCAGACTTACCTAGTCCAGCTGATGAGTTACTAGGTGGTCGTTCTTTATGTCAGCAATTAGAAAAAATATTTCCTAAATTAACTTTATTAGAAAGTAATCATGGATCAATGATACTTAGACGAGCAATGGCAAAGGGTATGTCTAAATTCTTTATTAAAGATTACAATGAAATACTAGAAGTGGGTAAAGGTTGGGTATGGAAAGAGAAACATATTATTGAAACTGAAAAAGGTAGAATTTTATTTGCTCATCAATTTAGTAAAGATATTGCTAAAGCTGTAAAAGAATCGTCTATGTCATGTGTACAAGGACATTTTCATACTGTGTCAGAAATTAAGTATGTAGCCAATGATTTTCATTTAAATTGGGGTATGAGTACAGGATGTCTTATTGACAAGAAATCTCTAGCTATGGCTTATATGAAAGTGAATTTAGCCAAGCCAGTATTATCTTGTGGAGTTATTACGGAAGGTATACCTTACATTGTTCCTATGGTTCTTAATAATAATGGATCTTGGGATAATAATATTTACTTATAAGGAGTAGACATGAATATATTAAATAAACTATGGGCAAAGTATGAGCCAATATTAGGTCATTACAAAATATGGATGATTGTTAGTGGTGTACTACTAGCTATTATACTATTTAGTTAATGTTAAATTTATTAGGTGCTATTGGACCTATTGCTAAAATAGCTTTAGGTGTTGTGGATAAATCTGTTGAAGATAAAGATTTAGCAGAAAAATTAAAATCACAGATAACATCACAAATGTTAGATAACAATAGTAAAGAATTACAAAGTGCAGCTTCTATTATACAAACTGAAGCAAGTAGTAAGCATTGGCTTACTGCTACTTGGCGACCAGCTCTTATGTGGATCTGCATTATAGTAATTTTTAATAATTATATATTACTTCCTTTTGCTAATATTATATTTGGTGCTTCGGTTGAATTGAGTATTCCTGATCCTATGTGGAATTTACTAACAATCGGTGTCGGTGGGTATATTGCTGGTAGAAGTGGAGAAAAGATAGCTCAGAACTGGAAAAAATAGTCTTTTAAGAGCCATACAGGGGGTACTTAAATGTTCCCCTGTATGATTAAGTAGCTATCTAAAAAGGTATATCTGATACATCTTCTTCTAAAGATTTCAATACTTTTGTATCTATTGGTTTAGAAGTTTTAGCTGAACCTTCTGGTCTGCCTATCATTTTAAGCATACCTTTAAATTTAGCTATGACAATCTCTGTAGTGTACTTAGTAACACCATCTTGTTCATACTTTCTAGTTTCGATCTGACCTTCTAAATAAAGTGTCTGACCTTTCTTACAGTATTTTTCAACTGTGTCTGCTACAAGAGGATCAAACACAACAACATTATGCCATTGTGTTTTTTCTTGTTGCTCTCCGTCTTTAGTTTTAAATCTTTCATTGGTAGCTAGATTCAATCTAGCAAACTTAGATCCGCCTGTAGTTTCTTTTATCTCAGGATCTGCTCCAAGATTACCAAGTAAGATTGCTTTGTTAATAGTCATATTTATTTCCTTTCACTATCTTAGTTCGTCGTGTCGCTCTCTGACACATTCATCAATCACACTATCTAAATATGATCTGCCTTGTGTTATCAGATACAAAGTTTTTTTGTACCATGATAAACCTTCGTAAACATTATGACATATCTCTGAATGAGAATCACCATCATAATTTTTGATTAAAGAGTTACACACATCATGGTGTAACATATCTGGAATTGTCCTCACTTTTTTCCTTTCTTTCTAATATTAGATTTTTTTTTCTTAATTCTTTTCATAGATGCAACACCTACATTTTTAGATAAACTATTAGGTCTTTTTCTATTACGAGTATTTATAACTGGTTTTGTCATATAAATATTCCTTTCTGTTATAACAACGAATACATTTTGATTTAATCATCATAGCTACTGTGTATTTTTTTTTACATTTGCTACAAGATTTAATAATAAAATTATAAGATTCTAATTTAGTTACATGATTCATTATTTTAAAAGGGGATGATGCAAAAAAACATTGGGTACACTGAGATACACCATCCCCACTTTTTGCGAAGAACATCTCAGGACCCAACTGGTTAAGATATTTTTTCTACTTTAGCAGAGCCAATACCTAAATCCTTTTTGACTTGTTCGATATATTTACTACTTTCAAACAAACCTAAAAATACATCTGCTGACATACCAAGATGACTAAATGCTTTTGTTAATGCATCAGTCATAACTTTTTTACCAGCTTCGTCATCAAATTTACCTTTGCTATTTTTCAAAGGAAGTAAAGAACATACTGGACCAAAACTATTTGCTTGGTGTTTTGTCCAAACAGTTACTTCAGCTGATATATAATCATCAGCATAATGATACTTTACATCATAACCCCAGCCATGTCCACATGGACCAAAGTTATCAGTCATTTTACCAATTTGATACATTGGGTCTATACTAGTAAAACCACGACCGAAGGTTACTTCTTTAGTGAATCTAGGATCAGTTACTTTTAATTGATCCCATATTTGTTTATTAGTCTTTAATTTCTCACTCATTTAAACACAATCCTTTCCTGATTTGTTTTGTGAATCCACACAATAACATTTCTGTTATTATGATTTTTTCTTCTATTACCAGAATCAATTATTTTATTTTGTTCTGATAATTCTGTTAGTCTTGGTCTTATATTTAGTAAATCTTCTTCTAAATATATTGCAAGTTCTTCTGCTGTCATACCTAATTTAAAGTATGACAAAACATCTTCAACTCTATGTAAGAGCTTGGCTCTTTTATAAGAACCAATTTTTTCTGCTGCTTCTTTACTAGTAGTATTATTAGTATAACCAGCACTATTAGGATATTTCATGCTATTTCCTCTACTAAATATTGTGTTTTTCTTTTCTTTTGATAATCCTGATACCAATCAAAATGAGGTATTGTTTTATCTTTAATACATAAATACAAATATTTTTCTACTAGTACTAAATCAGCAATATATTTATCATCTCTTTCTACTTTGAAAATATGATGATTCATATTACCAGCAAATATTGATAAATATGCTAGATTAAAATCTAATACATTCATGTAATGTTGTAGCTGACCATAATATTTTTGTACTTGGTCTCCTACTGGTTTAAAAGGATTAGTATGTTTAGCTTCAAAGATAGCTTCTCCAAAATCGACTAATCCATCTACTCTAGCATGAGCATATGGTTTATCTGGATCAGTCCATATTTCATCTGAACTACTTACTGGTAACCCAGTAATCATTGTAAACCACCTTCGGTTTAATTCTTCGGTTGCTATACCCATCTGAACTGGTAATACATTAGATAGATCAGTAGTTACTTCATTGATCTTATCTTCTACAATTTTACGCCATTCATTATAAGTACCGAGAACAAGTTTGTTGGCATCACTGCCACCAATAGTCTTTAGGACCTTAAACTCCGTTCCCTCTTTTTGTTTTTGTATGTCTTCCATTGTTCGATTTCCTCTCGATATTTTGCGTATAACAATTCGGCTTCGTAATACACAATTTTATTTTCGGCTACTTTTTTTGAATTATATAAATAGTCAAACCATTTAGCTTTATTCAATTCTAAATACTTGTAACCAAGTTTAGTAACAAACTCTCTTTTCTTTTGCTTACGCTCCATTGGAGAAAGTTTATTATCTTCTGTTTGTCTTGCTAGTTTTCTTAACAGTTCACTTATAATCTTCATGGGTTAAGTCCTTCCAGTTTGCAAAAACAGCTTTACTTACATCTTCATGTAAAACTTTTAAATTACCTATGTGAATTTGTGTTGGGCTTCCAACATTATTATTAACTTGTTTTATCTCATCTTTAGTTAATGAAATAAATAGTTTTCTATCTTGATATATTATCCTCATCATTCCTCAATTCTAATACAATATCACAATCTAATGCATCAGCCCAGCAACAAAATAAATATCCACTCGGTTTCCGTATACCGACTTCCCATTTTGATACTAAGCCTTTAGCTACTCCAAGAATATCATCTAAGTTTGCTTGTGTAATATTCTTACGGTTTCTTGCTTCCACAAATTGAGGAATAACTTTTGTAAAAAACTTTTTACCAAGAGCATATTCCATATTCAAGAAGTAATATTTTTTTAGACGAAAGGCAAGGATGATATCTCATTACGGCTACTACCTTGCCTTAAGTCTTGGACCTGTGCCTTAGGTCTTTTTGCAATAGTGGAATTTTTTTTTATAAATGCACACAAACCACTATGACAAAACTACGAGGATGTGCAGAACGTTACTGTTATATCTGCTTTAGTAGAGATCAGGCTACTTATAACAACATCCTCTCCCTATAGGGAACTTTTATGGGGTGCATACGCACCCCAAAATTTTTAATTAAATACTGTCATATTAGCAACTTTTCTTTGTCTATCATATACTGTATTGATAGATGCACTTGGGTAATGCGTTGCCCAATGAGTGTATGCTTGATATGCAGTAAACAAATTATCACCATATCTACTACGATATTTAGTATATTCTTTATCTATGTATTGTGCCATTGCTTGATTTACATGACTTTTATCTTTAGCAGTTGGCTGAAAACATAATATATTAATATGATCTTTAATATCATTTTGTGATACTTTTTCACTATACCAATCATTTAAATATGTAGTAACTTTGCCTAAGTTTTTAATATCAGTAGTATTTTGACTACTATCTAAGACAAAATCTTTCTTACTGCTATGTCTTTTAGTAATATATATATCCCATAGTTTATGACCTAAACCATTAGAACATATTTCATATACATAACTTAGTAATAATATATATGATCTAGTACCATTTAAACTATTAAACATAGATCCTTTTAATAATATTTTACTATCTTTAAAAGGTTGTTGATACTTTGGTAATGTAAAATCATATCTGAGTACAGTACCATCTGGTGATGCATGAGGAGTAATTATCATACCCTCAGTATCAAAGTTATTATCCAAATAAGTCATTGTATTTACTAGACATTCTTCATTAGTAAATACTTGATATGACTGCTTTTGTACAGCTAACAACTGATCTGTTGTACCATTTCTTAGCTGTTTATAACCTTTGATGAGTTCACCTTGTTGGTTATAGATAGGCATTTCTTGAACTGGAAAAAACAAATGTGCATTGTTTTCTAGTTCGGTTTGTATTAGTGTGTTCATGTATAGTCCTTTCCTCTTATACAAAACTAGATGGTAGTCAATGGATTACCATCTAGTTCGGCATAAAATCCATCAATAGCAATATCAGTTTCTTTAATAATATTATCTATCAATTTTATAGAAGTATTTAATTGTTCCCCTCGAACAATTTTCGCATTAGTTAATCCACTTAACAATACATATACTTCTTTTAGTTTTTCTCGATCATTTTCTAGATCAGAAATTTGTCTTTCTATATCTTCCATTTGGTCTTGATACATTGCTTTAACTTTGCCCATAAATTACTCCTTTATTTTCTTTAATAGTTCTCTATGTTTATTACCTAAATCATTAATTAATTGAGTTAATAGATCAACTGTTGTTTCTAATGATATAACTCTTTTTACTAATGCAGAATGAGTTGCATTTATTTGTTTATGTATATCATTATTTAATTCTAAAGCAGAATTTATAGTTAGATTTATATCGTGTTGGTCGTAACCTCTATCATTTTTCATTTTAAAATGCTCCTAAATGAGATGGTTTTCTATCTTCATAACCTTCATCATTTTGTTCTTCATAAATTTCAGATTTAAATTGTTTCTCAAATTCATATTTATTACCACTCGGTTCATCTATGTTTCCATATATTGCACCAGTGCTTACATCATAAATATATCCTTCTTTTGATATATGAAATACTTTTTTCTGAATACCAAATGCTTCGGCACGATTCATTTGTTTTTCCATCTTATTTACTCTATATAAATTTAACATTGTTTCAGAGTATCTAGGATTGATTGCATTATGATAGTACCATACTGCTCTATCTTTTGCATATTTGTATACTACTGTTGTAGCAACTGCTTTAGCAACTTTCGGTGCTAATTTTAAAGTCCATTTAATCATGTTATTTTGTCCTTTCAACAAATGGAAATACTAAATCATTATCTTGTTTAATCATTTTTTCTTTGATTAAATCAAATTCATCTTCTTTTTTAATTGAAAATTCAATTATTGTAATTGCATCTTCAATCCATTTATAATAATGATCTACGGTTTTTATATCCATACCTTCATTATTATGTTTTAACTCATACTGAACAGCTTTAAATCCTTTTAACTGTTCAATTAATTTTTCTTTATTTGTCATCTCTATTCCTTTCTACTACTAGATGAAATCTTAACATAAAGTATATTATTAATAACCATATTATTGCTAATATCATTTTATATCCTTTCTTATTCATCGCTTTCGGTTTTATAAAGGGGAGCGAAGCGACCCTTTTTTTTTTTTGGTGAGCGAGTAGCGAACCAAATTTTTTATGGGGTGGCTACTGCCACCCGTGATAAGGCGTATTAACGCCTTATCATAAAATGTTTTTATTATGAAAAAACCTTATTCAGCAATCGCTGGTATCAATTCAGATCCAGTAATAACCTTTGGTAATTTTTGGTTATGTTTTGCTAACCACTCTTGACCTTTAACACTTTTTGATTGTAAGTTCTTTACATCTTTAACTTTACCAGATGAATAAGGAACATATTTTTCAATGTGTGTTTCGTAAAACTCAACAGTTGCTTGCCTCTTGGTTTCAAGTAATTCAAGGGTGTATTGCATTCTTTCAACAGACCACTCAATTTTACCTAATTGTTGTGAGTATGTTTCTTGACCCTGAAATGATGCTTTAACACTATTAATGTTAGAACCATTGATTTCTTTTAGTTTTTGGTAATCAATAGCTTTTGCATCCATCAATGATTGTTGATTCTTAATTCTGTAATCTAATCTTCTGATCTCAGAGCCAACCTCACATTTTAGATTGAACATATCATCATACTGCAACAATGCTTTATGTTGAGTAGTTAATGCTGATGTTGTATCAGTTTTAACAGATGCTAGTACTTCAGTTTCTTTTTGTTCTATTGTAGTCATTTTGTTCTCCTTATAATTGATAATATATTTTATATATATTTTTTATATAATTTATATTTATCTTTTATCTCTAGTTCAGGTTTATCCTCGTCTAGATTTTCTCTTTATTAGCACATTTTCTAGTCAATGTTAGGAACGACTACTTGGGAGTGAGTTATTCACGTGATCGAGGGATCAAAAAATATTGTGTCAGATTGTTGCATCTTTAGATGCGACTAGATGATGCCATATTTTTCCGAGAGCTAAGCATTGACTAATGTGCTACGAGCATATAACAAGTCGTGAGCTCAGTCGTGAGCGAACGTCCTCCAGATAAGCGAGCTGAGAGAATCTAGAGAGAGGACGAGGGAGACGCACCAAATGCGACATATCTGTCATATCAGAGACCAGAAGGAACGACTTTTTGGGAGTGAGTTCTGATCTATAGAAAGGACGCATTAGCGATCGACCGAGCCTGCAGTGGTGCCAATTTTCTGAGATGGTTTATTTTGCTTGTCTTCAACTCCATCGAAAAATATGCTCCGTGCATATTTTTAGTGGTCATTGGACCCTAGGACAATGATGTGGAAGTGCAGAAGGTTCTTCTGCTCGGAGCGAACTTATGTTTAAAATCCTTGCGAAGCAAGGTTGAAGCGAGCTTCATTTTAAATATAAGGAGTGAGAAAAAGATAGTAGATACAGTGAGATAATCAATGTCTACATTTTCTTCTTGACATCATTATTTGAGAAAGGTAACTAACAAGAGGTGCCTACGCAAGAAACGCAATTAACCGATAAAGAAAAGTCAGCAGTAGCAAAGTATGGACTAACACCCAAGCAAGTAAGGTTGGTAGATACACTTGTAGCCAGTGGATGTAGCATCAAAGAAGCATCAGTAAAGGCTGGATATTCAACGAAAGATGGGGGTAGAGTACAGGCGTCTCGAACACTACGAACTGCCAAGGTACAAAAGTACATGATGGATCAGTGTGCGAGAACACTAGGACTAGGTGCTGTAGTTGCGTCCAACAAACTTGTCCATTTAGCTGGTAGTGCCAAGAGCGAGTATGTGCAATTAGAAGCTAGTAGGGATGTACTTGACAGGGTAGGACTACGCACCCCCGACAAGGTACAACACAGCGTAGAAGGACAACTGAAGATCAACATAGACCTGTCATAGTTTGCAACGCAGACAACAGCGTTAGGTTCACAACTGAGGGGGGGTAGGGTTAAAAACTACTAGATTCAGTAGTGAACATGTGTTAAACAAACATTAGATGTCAAAAAAGTACTTCAACATAGTTCAAATCCTGAACTGGAGTAGAAAAGAACAAGTTAAACATAAGGTTTGTTCGGTTAAAGACTGTAAAGAATGGGGAAGTTTCGGAATAAATGAGAATAATAGCTATTATTTCCTTTGTGGTAAACATTATAAAGGGCAAAAAGCGTCTTGAAAAAGACGAACATGAAATTTTTTTAGGTTCAGACACTTACTAATCTGTCAAGGTACAATTTATGTGCATTGATTAGTTTATCCTTATAGATATATTACATAAACAACACTTCAAAAAAGGAACTTACATAAGTTCTAGCTTGTCAGGTTATGACATGGTGTTTATCCAGCTGGATTTTTTATTTGAAGTTTGTAAAAAATTTTTATAGAAAAGGTATATGGCTATGACACCATCAGAAAAGAAATACCATGAGCTTCGTAAGGAGAACAAGGTACTTAAAAAAGAAATAACTGAATTAACTTTACAAGTTAAGTTTATAACTGAAAGGTTAGAGATTAAGAATGAACAGTTATTTGATTTCAGAACAGCAACAATTAACAAAAGTGTTGATGAGTTTATTAAATTTAAACATGATTTAATAGAAAGGAAAACAAATGCCTAAAGTTGGAAAAAAAACTTTTTCATATAATGCATCTGGTATGAGAGCTGCTAAAAAAGAAGCTATCAAAAAAGGTGTAAAGATGAGTATGAAAAAAACAATGAAAAAGAAAAAGTAATGCCTAGTAAAGTTAATCAGGCTGGTAATTATACAAAGCCAGCCATGAGAAAAAGATTATTTAATAGTATAAAATCTAGTTCTGTACAAGGAACTGCTGCTGGTAAATGGTCAGCAAGAAAAGCTCAACTACTTGCTAAAAGATATAAAGCAGCTGGGGGTGGCTATAAGTAATGGCTCTCGCCAAATCACAAAGAAGTTTAAAAGCATGGGGTAGCCAGAAATGGCGAACTAAATCTGGTAAACGATCTAGTGATACAGGCGAAAGATATTTACCTACTAAAGCAATCAACGCATTAAGTGCATCAGAATATGCAGCCACTACCAAAGCTAAAAGAAAAGCAAAAGCTAAAGGTAAACAAGTATCTAAACAACCTAAAAAAATAGCTAAAAAAACAGCATCTTATAGAAAGTTTAGTTAATGGTAGCTAAAAAATATCAGAATCCATCAGGTGGACTTAATGCTGCTGGTCGTAAATATTTTAAAAACAAAGATGGTTCTAATCTAAAACCACCAGCACCTAACCCTAAAACTAAAAAAGCAAAAGGCAGAAAAAAAAGTTTCTGTGCTAGAATGTCAGGAGTAAAAGGACCCATGAAAGATTCAAAAGGTAGACCAACTCGTAAAGCATTAGCTTTAAGAAAGTGGAAATGTTAATGACAGATAATTTTGTAAGACCACCTGATTTTGATCCTATTGATGCTGAAGTAGATATAGATAATAGAAAACAGTTTCCTCTATCTTATCAAGATAGACAAAGATTAAGAAAGATAGTTAAAAAAGTACACCTTAAGTTCTTGCCTGAGGAGTTTTTAACTGATAAAGAAGCTGATAAGATGATTGAAGCATTAGGACCAAGCATTAGGGAGAAGTTACTGATTGAGCATATTGCAAAAGTCAAGTAATGGAATTTAATTATAAACCAGATGGACGAACACTTAAAGGCTTTCTTAAATCAAACGATTTCTTTAGAGGACTTCGAGGACCAGTTGGTAGCGGTAAGTCAGTTGCTTGCTGTATTGAAATATTTAGAAGAGCACTTCAGCAGTCTAAAGGTAGTGATGGAAGAAGAAAATCTCGTTGGGCTGTTATCAGGAACACGAACCCTCAATTAAAAACTACAACAATTAAAACATGGCTAGATTGGTTTCCAGAAAATACATTTGGACCATTTAGATGGTCAGTTCCTTATACACATCAAATTACTATTGGTGATGCAGATGTTGAAGTTATCTTCTTAGCATTAGATAGACCAGAAGATGTAAAGAAACTACTGTCATTAGAGCTTACTGGTGTATGGGTTAATGAAGCAAGAGAATTACCTAAGTCAATCATTGATGCTTGTACTATGCGTGTAGGTAGATTCCCTTCTATGCGTGATGGTGGTGCATCTTGGTATGGTGTTATAGCCGATACTAACGCACCTGAAGAAGATCATTGGTGGGCAGTCATGGCTGGTGATGTACCAGTACCAGATCATATAGGTAGAGAAGAAGCATTAATGTTAGTCAAGCCTGACAACTGGAGTTTTCATACACAACCACCAGCATTATTAGAAACTAAAGATGATAAAGGTGAATTAACTGGTTATGAAAGAAATCCTTTATGCGAAAATAAAAAATTTATTACAGATGCTTACTATGAAAACATAGTTAAAGGTAAAACTAAAGGATGGATTGATGTTTATGTTATGAATAAACTAGGATCACTAGAAGAAGGTAAGCCTGTTTATCCAAGCTGGAATGAAGATATACATCTTAGTAAAGAAGTTATTGCACCATTCCCTACTGATGTTTTTATTGGTATTGACTTTGGATTAACACCAGCAGCAGTCTTTGGACAGAAGCTATCAAGTGGTAGATGGGTAATTTTACAAGAGCTTGTATGCTTTGATATGGGTATAGTTAGATTTACTGAGTTATTAAAGTATGAAATAGCAAAAACATATAAAGGTTTAGTTATAGATATCTATGGTGATCCAGCTGGAGACTTTAGAGTGCAAACAGATGAAGCTACTCCGTTTCAAATAATGAGATCACAAGGAGTTAAGGCTAGACCAGCTCCAAGTAATGATGTTTCTCTGCGTATAGAAGCTGTAGAAACAGCTTTGAGTAGATTGGTAGAGGGTAAGTCTGGTTTTTTATTAAATAATAGTTGTGTGAACCTTAAAAAAGGTTTTAATGGTGGCTATCATTACAGAAGAATACAAACATCTGGAGATCGTTATGATGAAAAGCCAAATAAAAACAAATATTCCCATGTACATGATGCTTTACAGTATATGTTAATGGGCGCTGGAGAAGGTAAACAGCTAACAGTAGGAATATCAACACCTAGTTCTGTAGTTAAGACTAGAGGATGGAATATTTTTGACAAAAAGAAAAAGAAATCTATATGGCAAAACAGATCAAATTTCTAATATACTTCTTTGAAAACGAAGATGGACATAGACATACAAAAAAATTTAAAAAAGGTTATAAACATTGTGGAGTTATAAGTTATGATCCTTCAAGTAAACATTGGATTCTTATTGAGTATATATTTGGACAATTATTAGTTGAAACAATTACAGATCAAACAGCAGAGGCTTTTTTTAGAATGATTAGAATGAAAAATGGTGTTGTATTACAAGGAGAAATGCCACAAAAGAAAACAGGCTTTCCTAGTTTTATGGGATCATGGATCAAAGAACATAGCTGTGTGAGTTATGTGCAAAGATTAATAGGTTATAATAAATGGTGGATCTTTACGCCATATCAATTATATTGTGCGTTGAAAAAAGAAGGATATTCTGAGATAGATCTATAAACCCATGGGAAATTTATTCGGCTCAACTAAATATAAAGAAACACCAGCAGACAAGGCTCTGCGTGAAGATATTGAAAGAAAGCGTGCTGAAGAAGAAAGATTAAAAGAAGAAGCAGAAGCTAAAGAAAAAAGACAAAAGAAAAGAAAATCCAAAGGTATGTTAGGAACTAGAAGTTTATTTTCTAAGTCAGGACAACAAGGATTTTTTAGAGATGGAGAAGAAATTTGAGTAGTAATACACCATCATCATCAAAAGGTGGAATGTCTAATAAAACTGCACAATCAAGTGCAGTAGTACAAGGTATAAAAGCAGATCAATATGCTCAAAAAAAATTAGGTATTACAACTACAGTGGCTGGTCCTGTTGCTGGTGCTAATACAACACCAACAGGATTTTATTCTACTACATCCTCTAATCAAATGTATGGTGCAGAATACCAAGCAGCAAGAGGAGAATATTTAGCATCACAAGGATTAGCAACTGCTCGTACAGTTACTGATGCTACAGGAAAAACTTTTACAGTATATGATCCAAGAACAGCAGATGGCAAATATACAAATGCAAGTAGAGATGCAATGAAAGCAGCTAAAAGAGAACCTATGCCTTTGTCAAGACAAATGTATGATTCTCAACAAACATTTAAAACAATAGCTGGAGCTTTAGCTACTGGACTAAGTGGTATGCCTTCTTTTTTTTCAGTTGCTTATTATACTAGTAAAAAACCTTATTCTCAGTATGTTGCAGATTATTATAGTGGATCTAAAAGAGGAGTTGGTACAGGACAAAACAATGTATCAAGAAATAAAACAGAAGCACCTATTACAAACATCAATCAAATGACAGAAAATATGACACAAGCATCTGCTGGAAATCAAACAGCACAAAATAGATTAGCTAATTTAGCTAAAAGTGATAGTGGTAGTCCTAATAGAAAGTTTCTACAATCTTCGGCTCAAACATTTTTAGGTAAAATGAAATAATGCCTTATTTACCAGTACCTGAAGATGATACACCTTATAGTGGTAATGATCCTAGAGTAGCTTCTTTTATTAAAAGATTTAGAGATGCAGAATATATATTTGATAATTGGAAAGATAAATATGAAGAAGCATATGAATATACTATGCCTCAAAGAGAATCATTTTATGATGAAACTATAGGGGAAAGAAGAACAGATAAAATATTTGATGAAACAGCTGTAGTAGGAATACAAGAATTTGCCTCAAGACTACAAGCTGGAATGGTTCCAACATATGGTCGTTGGGCAAACTTTGAAGCTGGATCAGAAATACCAGATGAAGCAATTCCTCAAGTCAATGAACAACTAGATGCTATAACTGAATATGTCTTTGAAATATTAGGTGGATCTAATTTTAATCAAGAAGTACACGAAGCATTTATGGACTTAGCTATTGGAACTTCTGTTCTGTTAGTAGAAGAAGGAGATAGTCTTAATCCTATAAACTTTCAAGCTATACCTTTACCAAGAGTTATGCTGAACAATGGACCTGACAATAAAATAGATACAGTCTTTAGAACTAGATACATGAATTATAATCAGATTATGACAGCATATCCTAATGCAGAAATGTCTCCTGAAATGATGAAAAAAATTTCAGATGATGGACATGATAGAGCTAAGATAGTTGAAGGAGTTTTTAAATTATACGATAAGCCTAACGAAGAAAGATTTAAGTACTGTGTAGTTTGTATGAGTATGCAAGAAATGATTTTTGAAAAAGAACTAAAAGGTATTGGTTCAAATCCCTATATTGCTTTTAGATGGAATAAGGCATCAGGAGAAGTTTATGGTCGTGGTCCAGTATTTAATGCTATGGCTGCAATTAAAACTACAAACCTAACAGTAGAACTCATCTTACAAAATGCTCAAATGAGTATATCTGGTATCTATACTTTTGAAGATGATGGAGTAATAAATCCTGAAAATATTGTACTACAGCCCGGTAGTCTAATCCCTGTAGCACCAAACAGCAGAGGATTACAAGCACTACCAGCAGCTGGTAGATTTGATGTAGCTCAGTTAATCTTAGGAGATATGAGAGCAAATATTAAAAAGGCTTTATATATGGAAACATTAGGTAGACCTGAAGGTACACCAATGTCAGCTACTGAAGTAGCAGAAAGAATGTCTGATCTATCACGACAAATAGGATCATCATTCGGAAGATTACAATCAGAGTTTGTAACACCCTTATTAAGAAGGGTAATTAGAATATTAACTAAACAAGGTAAAATAAAAATACCTACAGTTAATGATAGAGAAGTAAAAGTTGTATCTACTTCTCCTCTTTCTAAAGCACAACATCAACAAGATATAGCTGATGTTATGAGATTCTCAGAAATATTAGGAACTACTTTTGGTCCTGAAATGTTAAACATGGTAGTTAAACAAGACGAAATAGCTAGATATTTGGTAGATAAAATGAATCTACCTGAAAAATTAGTAAGAACAGCAGAAGAACAAGCAGAAGTTGTTTCAAGGTTGCAATCACAACAGCAACAAGCTAATATCCAACCAAATGAGTTGGCAGAATCTTCAGAACAAGAAGTCTAATAAATCAGAATCTACAGAAATAGATAAGATATTTACCTCTGTATTTAATCAAGTAAATGGTAAAAAAGTAATTGAGTATTTAGAATCTATAACTATAAATAGTATTTGTACTCCACAAGCTAGTGATTCAACACTATGGCATTTGGAAGGACAAAGATATTTATTACAAATAATTAAAAGTAAAATAAAAAGAGGTACTAAAAATGAGTGAAGATCAGACTATTGAAAATACAGAAACAAAAACAGAAGAAGCCACAACAGAGATTCCTTCTTATGTTCCTGAAAAATTTTGGAACAAAGATTTAAATGAAGTTAATGTAGAAGAAATGGGTGCTTCTTACAAAGCATTAGAAAAAAGATTAGGTCAAAGAACAGATGAACTAGCTGGTACTATTAGAGAAGAAGTATTAGCAGACATCAAAGGTCAAGCACCTGATGCATATGAAATTAAAATGCCTGAATTACCTGAGGGTGTTCAAGTAGATGTAGATCCAGAACAACCTTTATTACAATGGTGGCAAGAAACAGCAAAGTCTAAAGGATTAAGTAACGAAGATTTTAACAAAGGCATTGAAGCATTTGTACAAAATGAAATATCTGGATTACCTGATAGAGATACACAAATAAATTTATTAGGAGAAAATGCTACACAAAGAATTGAATCTGCTGATTTATGGGCAAAAAAAAATCTAAGTGAATCAAGTTATGCAGCTATGGCTAATATAGCTAGTACTGCTGATGGTGTAAAAGCTATAGAAGAAATTATGAGTTTAAATAAAGATGCTCCTATACCAAGTACAGAAACAAAAATAGATGTATCTTTAGATCCTTTAGATTTAAGATCAATGATGAATGATGAAAGGTATTGGAAAGATGGAGCAAAAGATCCAGCATACATCAAAAAAGTTACAGACCTATACGAAAAATACGCAGACAAAGCGTAAAAGAGTTAAAATACTTTGGAGAGACGCTATTAGTCATGCTGAATGGCTCTCTCCTAGTGAAGCAAAACTATTTAAACCAGCAGTAAATACTACAGAAGGCTACTTATTAGAAAAAAATAAACACTCCACAATAGTTTATATGTCCTACAATGATACGGATATTGGCGACTGTACTACAATTCCTACAGAAAATATAAAATCATTTAAATTTGTGCGTTGAATTGGTAAGTTATCTATGTAACTGATATCTTAATAAGACCTCAGATGGCATTAGGATCGCCCTAATTAGGATAACGATTGCTTCCAAAAGAGATAATCTTTTTACATAAACTAAATAACTTAAAGGAGTTAAAATGAGTGCATCTATAACCAATGCTTTTATTACTCAGTTTGAAGCTGAAGTACATATGGCATACCAAAGAATGGGTAGTAAACTTAAAAATTTAATTCGTACAGTTAATGGTGTATCAGGTGAATCTGTTAAGTTCCAAAAAGTAGGAACAGGAGAAGCAACAACTAAAGCTAGACACGCTGAGGTTGTAGCGATGAACATTTCACACACAAATGTAACAGCAACACTTGCTGACTACTATGCATCTGACTATGTGGATAAATTAGACGAGTTGAAAACCAACATTGACGAAAGAGCAGTAATTGCAAATAACGCAGCTTACGCTCTTGGTCGTAAGACTGACAGTATTATTACAACAGCTATGGATTCTGCTACTAAAGTAGCAAACAATGCTGGTGCAAATGGTACAGCTGGATTAGCAACTGATATGAATGTAGCTAAGTTCAAAGATATGCAAGCATTATTTGGAACAAACGAAGTTCCTGATGATGACCAGAGATATTGGGCAATCGGTCCAAATCAATGGGGTGATCTACTAGCAGAAGATAACTGGTCAAACCTTGACTATATTGGTCCAAGCCAATTACCTTTCGCTGGAATGAACTACACAGCTAAAAGATTCTTAGGATTCTTAACTTTTGTTCACTCAGGTCTTGATACATCTGGAGCAACAGATAGACATACTGTTTGTTGGCATAAATCCTCAATGGGTTTAGGCGTAGGTTCAGAAGTAAGAACTGAAGTAAACTACATTCCTGAGAAAGTAGCTCATCTATTAACATCATACCTATCAATGGGTTCAATCTTAATTGACACCAATGGTATTCGCATACAGAAGTGTGCAGAATAGGAGTAATCAATGGCATATGCACTAGATAATCCTGTTAAAAAAGCAACTCAAATGGGTGATACTAATTCTTTATGGTATTACACAGATGGAGATGCTATTGGCACTATAGATAATGCAGATTATTTCTTATTATCTAATGGTGATTTAACTGCTGGAGATGTTATTATTGTAAATAGTGGTGGATCAAATGCTGTAGTAGATATTTTAATTGTATCTGCTTCAACTTCTTCTACTGTTACAACTGTAATATTAGCATAATATAATTAAGAAGTGGGGGAGAAATCCCCCACTGATAAAGGGATAAAAAATGGCAATAGGTATAGCAGCAAAAGCATTAGCAAAAAAATTACTCAAAAATAAAAGTCTTAAAAAAGCTATCAATGTAACTACAAAACAAACAAGCAAATTAAAAGAAGCAGTAAAAGTAAACACAAAAAAAGTTGCTGGATCTGCCGCAGTAACTGGTGCAGTAGCTAAAGCAAAACCAGCTGTAAAAAAAATTCAAGAAAAAACGAAACCATCTATTGATAAAATTAAAGAAAAAACAAAACCAGTAATTGAAAAAGTTAAAGATGTAGCAAAAACAACAAAAGCTAAAGTTGCTACTGGTGTAGGGGTTGGTGCAACAGCAGCAAAAACTACAGCAAGTAAAGTAACAAACAAAGTTAAATCGTTAGATAAAGATAAAATAATAGATGCTGTTGGTGGTCCAATGAGCAAAGCAGAAGGAGCTGGTATGGTTGTTGGTGCTGCTGGTGCTATAGGAATAGCTGGATTAACAGCTTCTTTATTAAAATCTTCTACACCTAAAGAATCAGAGTATGATATTAAAAGAATGAATGATGGTAGATTTAGTACAACATTTAAAGATAATAGTAGAAATGCAGTATTTTCATCTAAACAATTATCAGAAAAAGAAATAAATGATGTTAGAAAAAATTTAGCTGTATTAGAAAGTGTAGTTTTATCAAATAATCCATCCTATCTTGAAAAACAAGAATTTATGGCAAGATTAAATTATTTAAATGATAAATATGGAATAACAAATATTACTGGTAAAAATTTATCAATATTAATTCCAAAAGTATAAATGGCAGTAACTAAAGTAGATATAGCATCAAGAGCGTTAGTATTAGTAGGAGCTAATCCTATATCTTCTTTTACTGATAACTCTACAGAAGCCTTAATTACAAATACTATTTATGAAGAAGTAGTAGAATCTACTCTAGCAGAATCTCATTGGAGATTTGCAATGGGTCAAAAACAATTATCTTTATTAGCTGACGCTCCTACAACTAGATATGAATATGCATATCAAATGCCTAGTGATCCAGCAGTCATTACAATTATGACTGTAACTAATAATGACAATCCTATTCCCTATGCTAGATATGAAGATAAAATTTATTTAAATGGTTATGGTTCTAGTAGTAAAGTATATATGGATTATGTATTTAGACAGGATGAATCTCTGTTTCCAACATATTTTAGATTAGCTTTAATTTATAAATTAGCTAGTGCTTATGGTGGTTCTTTAGGTAGAGATGCAGACTTAATTAATTCTTATGAAACAAAAGCAGAAAGACAGTTAATCAAAGCTAGAAATATTGCTTCTCAAGAAACTACTACACAGAAGTTAAATACTACAAGATTTATAGCTGAGAGAAGGAGCAGTCGAAGTGGACTTGTTAATTATTAATGCCAAGAAAAGTCAGACAAGTATTTACCAACTTCTCAGCTGGAGAACTTAACCCTTTACTTAACGCAAGGACAGATGCTAAAGCATATTTTGAAGGTGCTAGACAATGCAAGAACTGGTATCTTTTAGATGAAGGTGGTGTTATGCGTAGACCAGCTACACAATTTACAGCAGAACTACCAGCAGAATCTAGAATCATTCCTTTTATTTTTGCAGAAGATGAAGTAGCAATTTTTGCTTTATCTAATAATAGACTAGATGTTTATAATTCTAGTGGTACTGCAATATCAGCTAACATTACAAGTAATTGTAATTGGACTACATCACAACTATTTGAATTAAGTTATGCTCAGTTTGCTGATACTGTATTTATCTGTCATAGAAATAATCCTATTGTTCAAATAAAAAGAACTGGTGCTTCTGCATTTTCAGTAAGTCTATATTCTTTTGAAACTAATGATGATGTAACTGTAGGTGGTGTAAGTAAAACCTTACAACCTTTTTATAAATATGCTGATTCTAGCGTTACTGTTACTTTATCTGCTCACGCTACTGGTACAGGAAGAACATTAACTGCAAGTGCTGATGCTTTTAGTGCTTCTTATGTAAACACATATTTGAAAGTTAATGGTAAACAATGTTTTGTTACTGGCTATACGAGTGCAACTGTAGTTACAGTTACAGTATTAGAAGATACTGTTACTGTTGGTCCTCATGCAGATTGGCAAGAACAATTAATTTCTACTGTTAGAGGGTTCCCTCAAGCAGTTACATTCCATGATAATAGAATTTGGTTTGGTGGAGTAAGAGATAATCCTTCATCTGTTATTGCTTCTGAAATAGGAGCATACTTTAGTTTTGATTTAGGTACAGGATTAGCTAATGAAGGTATTAATGTTAATATTACTGCTGATACTGTAAATGAAATAAGACATTTTATATCTGGTAGAAATTTACAAATATTTACTGATTCTGGTGAATACTATATTCCTCAAAGTACAGATAGTGCAATTACACCAGCAAGTATTTCTTTCCTTAGACAAACACCTTATGGATGTAATAGAGCAAAGCCAACTCCTTTTGATGGTGCTACTATTTTTACATCTAAAAATGGCAAGTCAATTCGTGAGTATGTTTTTTCTGATTTAGAACAAGCATATAAATCTAATAGTATTTCTGTACTGTCATCCCAAGTAATTGATAATCCTAAAGATATTACAATGATGACTGGTAATGAAGAAAGACCAGAGCAATTTGCTTACTTCCTTAATAGTGGTACTACATTAGATGGTCAAATAGGTGTCTTTCATAGTATTAGAGATGAAAAAATAGCTGGTTGGACTATTTGGAATACTAAAACAAATGATAAATTTCATAGCATAACATCTGTTAATGAGTTTTTATTTGTAGTTACTAAAAGAATATTACCTTCTGGAACTAAATATTTATTAGAAAAATTTGCTAATGATGATTCTATAACAGTAGATTGTAGTACAACTACGACAGTATTCCAAAAAGGATCACCAGCTGTAAAAGGTGGTAGCCAATCAGGAACAACTCTTTTAATAGATGGCATTACTACTGCTCCAGCTATACAAGAAACATTTACCATTGCTGGGAATGCCACAGAATATACTATACAAGCTGTAACTAATACTGCTACAAATGAATACAATTTACAATTAGATAAAACTTTAGCTGCTACTCCTTCAGATAATGCTGTAATTACTATTGTAAAAGGTTTTATACATACTGTTAATAGTATTTATGAACAAAATAATATAATTGAAGCTGTTTTTGGCAATGGTGCTTTAGGATCATATACTGTTGGAGCTTCTAATAGAATTACTTTAGATAATGCTCCACAACCTACAGGCGTTAGAGTAGGATATAATTTTACGCCTATATTAGAAACAATGCCTATAGACAAAGAAATTGATACTGGACCATTGACAGGACAGCCAAGAAGGATTAATAAAGCTATAATAGATATTTCAGGGGGATTAGATGTAACAATGAAAGCTGCTGACTTAACATCCAAAGAGTTAATTATACAACAAGCAGATTTTAATATTGGTACAGATTTATCATCAGTAGGTGGTAAAAAAGAATTTACCTTTCTGGGATATAGTAAATCACCAACAATAACAATATCGCAAGATAGTCCTCTACCTCTAAAGGTATTAGGATTAGCAATGGAGATACAATTTGCATGACCGCTAATGCTGCAACATTAATGTTAATATCATCTGGAGTAGCAGCTGTAGGAACATTATCATCTATGAGATCGCAACAAGCTGCACTCAATAGAGAAAATTATAGATTAGAAACAGAATCAAAGATGGCTGAACTAGCAGCTATTCAAGAAGAAAATGCTAGAAATATATATGCTCAAAAAGAAATAGCTAATAATTTAGCTTATCAATCTATAGCTGGGTATGCAGATGATAGTATGTCTTTTCTAAATATGAACAAACAAGTTATATCTAATAGAAATAAAGATATATCAGATATTAGATTAATGGGTAAATCTGTTGATTTAAAATATAGACAAATGGCATTTGAGAACCAAGCTAAAATGGATGCAGTTACTTTTGGTGGCTATACTTCTGCTATAGCTGGGTTAGTCAATGGATATGGAAATTATAAATATTATAGCTAATGGCACTTACATCAGGCGAAAAACAAAATAAAGCAACAGTTAGTTCTATACAAAGTAGAATGGGTGTTGTTGATGCCTATGGCGAAGATGCTATAGGTTTAGCAGCAAAAAATGCTTCTGCTGTTATAGATGTATTTGCAGAAAGAGAAGCTAACAAAGAAGAAGTAGCATACAAAACTGATTTAAAATTAAAATCAAGACAAACTTTATTAGAACTTTCTAGAACACATTATGATGATCCAGATGGTTTTACTAAAGCAACTAATAGCTACATTAATACTTTAGTAGAAAAAGCTCCTAATAGATTTAAAGATTATGCTAAATCATTTACTGGCAATATAGCTTTTGAATATGGAGATAAAATATTTCAAGAAGCTAAAGCACAGAAAGATGTTTTAGTATTAGATAGTTTTAATACTAATCATAGTGATTTTATTTCACAAAGAAATACATCAATAATGAATTTAAGCCCTGATGAAATGCAATCATACTGGACTGAAAATTTATTACCTGAAATTTCAGATACTATGGTTGATTATGAAAAATTATATAATTCTTATCCAGCTGCTATACAACAGCAATTAGCACAATCATATGGTACTCCTGATAGTGTAGATGCAAATGGTAATGTAATACAAGGAACATTTAACAAAACTCTTTTAATGGGATTTGAAACACAAAGATTAATTAGTTTAGCTAAACAAGATTTAGATGCAGCACAATTGGCAGACAGTTTGTTTATACAAAGTGCTGGTGGTATACCAGAAAATTATATAACAGAAGTATCTAAAATTAATGCTGAATTACAAAAATGGGGTATGAACTATTTAGATAATCCCTTACATGATACAGATGATGCTAGTGTATATAAAGATACTAATAGAGAAGAAAGAGCAGTTATATCTACTGCTGTTAATGAGTATATACAATCATGGAATAGTGCTAATGAAAAAAATGTAAAAAAACAACAAATAATATTAGATCAAAATAAAGAAGATGTTGTAAAGAATACTATTGCTGGAATGAGAGATGGTGAAATTTATGATGAAAAACAATTAAGAGTTTTAGCTACTAAAAATGGTTTAACAGAAGACCAATTAGGTAGATTAATGAAAGAAAATTACAAAATGGAAGCTATAAAAGATGTTAGTAGTCAAATTAGTATTTTTGAAGATGGTAAAGTTTTAAGTAAAATGAATCAATTTGATGTTAATAATTTAATTAATAATAGAACAAAAACTTTAAAAAATCTTGGAGTAGATATTGATGAAGAAACATTAAAAGATGAAGCTATGATGCAACAAATGTATGAATTAATTAATATTGAGTTTCCAGACATGACTAGATTAATGTTTAATAATATGGATTTATCTACAGTAAGTGAAAGTGGAGCTGCACAAAACAATTTATTTTTAACTTCTCTTTTAGAATTATCAAAAACATATGGAGCAGTACCAGATAAATTAGAAAGTTATTTTAGTAGTGCTGGAACTTTTAATTATGAAGTACAAGCAGATAGAACAGAACTTAGAAATATGGCTGAATTTGCAAATAATTTAAATTTAACTAAAGGACAACCACTTGCTTTTAGTGATAGTGAAGCAAATAAAACTTTTGCTAATCTTGTTGAATTGCATAAAGAGTTTCAAAAAGTAGGTAGATTAGATTTAAAATTAGCTAATAGAACTGAAAAAGAAATTAATGATATTTTAGGAGTAAATACTATTGGTCAATACGAAGCATTAATTGTAGAAAAATGGGTTAGTCAAGTATACCCACAACAAACAGTTTTAGATGAAAAGATTGAACATATGAATAATGTTATTGAAGATAATAATTTAAAATTTGATAAAATGATGGAAGATTTTTTTGAAGATGAACAAGAAGATGGTCCGTGGTGGGGTTTTGGATTTTCCGATACAGATTTATTAACAGGCAATAATGAATTTAATATTATGGGTAGAGATAATCAATTAGAACCTTCTTTTCAATTAGTTATGCAAGAAGCAGAAGAAATGATTAAAGTAAGTGTAGCTAGTATGTTTAGTAATGATAATTATAATATTAATATGACACCAGATTCTTTAAAAAAAGCATATAAAAAACAATTACCCTATATTCTAAATACTATTAGAAGTATGGGATATGGATATGATGAAAATTAATGGCTACAGAATTAGTTAAATATCCTATGTATAATACCTATACTAAAAAAGGTATGAGTGTTGATGAAATTAAAACAGACGCTACTATGACTATTATAAATAGAGGTTTAAATTTAAGTGATGGAGAAAGAGCAGCATTAGGTCTTAGCTCTGATTTTTTTACAGCTGAAAATATTTTAGGAATGATGGATAATAAAAGAATTAGATTTGATTATGATCCAGCTAGTATAGGAGATCCAACCTATAGAATATCAATAGATACAGATGGTGATGGTATTTTTATGGCATTAAATAATCCTAATGATCCTGATGCATCTTTTAAACCAGAAGCTAACAGAGAACTAAATTCATCATTAACATTAAGTGGTGTAAGAGCTGAGTTTCAAAATGAAGCATGGCAAAATTGGAGTTCACAAAATATTGCAGCACAAACATTTTTTAAAACATATGGTTTTGCTGATGTAGAAGAACAACCATTAGTTATGCAAACTTTAAAAGGAATGTTTAATCTTGTTTATAATGGTTATAACAAAGGAAAAAATGGAATAGAAGATTTAGGTAGAATGTTTAATGATATTGAATGGCTACCTGATGTTAGTATTGATATGAATACTGTAGAAAGACAATTACAAGAAAATCAAATTGCTTTTCTAACATATCAAGAACAAAAACAAGCTGGAGTATTTGATGATAATCTAGCTTCACAATTTGAAGGTAAGGAGCAAACAGGTATGGGATATCAAAATACAGCAACTAATTTACTTATGGATTCTGTTACAAAACAAGAAGGTGGATTTTATGCACAAGCATATGATTCTGGTTTCACAGGAGATAGAAATAAAACATTTAATGTTGGAACAAGAGCTGGTGGTGGTGGTCCAGTAGAAATGGCTGCTCAAGATAGTAAAATACAAAAAGCAGAATATGATCTTATGAAATCAGATAATGGCGATCCTACTATTGGAACTGGATTATCTTTAAAAGATCCTACTGTTATTAAAGAATTAACAAACTTAGGTTATGATATTGAAAAATTAATGACTGGTGAAGAAACAATTACAAGAGAAGTTAATAACATTGTAATGATGAAAATGTTAGATGATAAATTACAAATGGTAAAAAATATTACTGGTATTGATGATTTAACTTCTAACAAAAATGCATATCTTGCAGTAGCATTAGTTAAATTAGCTTATAATAGTTCTACATGGATTGGACCAAGATTCCAAGAAGCATTAAAAAACTTTATAGAAACTGGAGATATGAAATATATTGGCAACTTTGGTAGTTATAAAGAAGGAACAGATGAGTTTTACTCAGGATCAACTGCTGCTCAAGTAAAACAATATGAACCAGCTTTATTAAATGAATTATGGAATGATGCAGAAGGTCAAGCTGCAATAGGATATGGTGGTTTCAGAACTATGATGAGAGATGTATCTGGGTTTATATCTGCATGGTCGCAAGGACAAATGACATATTTCCCAGATTTACAAAAAGTAACATCTCCACAAATTAGTAAAAAAAGTAAGTCTGTATTAGATTAATATGGGTGATGTATCTACTATAGGAGATATAGGTGCTAGAAAACCTATTATTAATGGTAGACCAGATCCAACAGAACCATTAAATTATTTTCAAGATGTAAGAGATGTAGGTGCTGGTTGGGCAGATGAAAATATATTTGGTCTTGGTTTTAAATTTATAGTTGATGCTAGTGTAGCTAAAGACGATACAGAATTTGTAGAAGATCCTAATTATAATATATTTAATGATTTCCAAATTAAAGGATTTGAACCTTATGTTGGCAATTTTTTACATAGTAAAAGTGCAAAACAAACTAAAAGATTAATTACAGATTTTGTAGAAGATTCTCAAAAAGCAAATGGATCTCCATCTTACATTGTAGGTAGAGTATTAGGTGGTTTAACAGATCCTTCTAGTTTATTTATGTTTACTAAAGGTGGTAGTTTTTTATTTACTGGTAGTAGATTATTAAGATCAGGAAAAGTAGGTGGTTTAATAACTACTGAAGAATTTACAAAACAAGGACTAAGCGATACAAGAACATGGGAAGAAACTGCTATTATATCTGCTAGTGGTTTTTTATTACCAGCTATATTTCCAGCTATTAATAATAAATTAGCTGGTAAACAGTTTGATGATACAGCAAATAAACTAGATAACATGGACACACATTATTCTAATAGTCAATATGTTGGTGGTGGTTTATATAAAGATGGATCTGTTGGTGCTGGTGCTACAGGACCAATTAGAACAGAAGCAGAATGGATTGCAGCCAATCAAATAAAACCTACTGGTATGGGTATACTTGGAGAAAAGTCTGGATTTACACCAATATTTAGAGTGTTAAATAAAGGTGGTTTAGATGAGCAAGATTTTATTACTACTGTATTAGAAAGTCCTTTACTAACTAAAGGTAATTTTGAAGGAGTAGTTTCTGGTGCAACTATTGAAAGAAAAATAAAATCAAGACATTACATGATTAAAATAAGTGATGATGCAGTTATGTCTGAATACAATACTTATTTAAAAAGACTTGGCAAAAATGAACAAAATATTTTTGAGAAAACTATTAATACTAAAATAGGTACAGGAATGAATAAAACTGGTGTAATGACACCAAGAGAATTTTCTTCTGCTGTAACTAGAGCTAGATTAGATCCTAACTTAGCAGTAGAACCAGAAGTTAGAGCTGCTGCAAAACATACTGAAGATTTATTTTATGGTCCATTGGGTAAAGAATATGCTGAATCAGAAATTTCTATTTCATGGCATACATGGCATTTAAGTCAAATAGAAAAATATATATCTTTTATGGATGGTAGTATTAAAGGAAGAAAAGCAGTAACTAATCCTAAAAAATTAGAACAGCTTAATAAACTAATTACAACAAAAAGAAAAATAGAAAATAAATTAGAATTGTTAAAGAAAGGTAAAATTTTAAGAAAAAATTATATTAATCCTTTATATAAAAGAGATGCTATTGATGCTAATCCTGAATTATTTAAAAGAATAATGCAAGAAGAATTAGAAAAACAAGGATTATCTAAGGTTATTATTGACGACATAATAGAATCTTTTATGCAATATCAACCAACTTTGCGTTTAAAAAGCATTGATGAACAATTATCA